GAGCTACAAATAAAATTATGTGTCTTCAAGGTATACTTGAAGGTAAACCTGTTCTGGTTAAGAAAACGGGCGAAACGATTACTCCAGCAGCTGGATTCAATGTTATAGCCACAGCCAATACTAAAGGTAAAGGTTCGGAAGACGGAAGATTCACAGCGGCGTCTATTATTGACGATGCCTTCTTGGAGAGGTTCACAGTGGCTGTTGATCAGCAGTTTCCTTCACAATCCGTTGAAAAGAAAATTGTAATCAAACACATGGAGAAGTTTGACTTGGTTGATGATGGGTTCGCAGAGAATCTAGTGGCTTGGGCCGATATCATCAGAAAGACATTCTATGATGATGGTGTTGACGAAGTCATTTCAACAAGAAGGTTGTGCCACATTGTCCAAACCTTCTCCATCTTTAAAGATAAAATGAAGTCAATCGACCTATGTATTGCGAGATTTGACGATGACACTAAACTGGCTTTCTTGGACTTGTACACGAAAGTGGACCAAGGTGTAAACTTTGATGATTCAGAAGCCACAACCGAGGATAATAATGAAGTCACCTTCTAAACCTGATTATAAATTTAACGAAGGAGCTCTTATTGAAGAGCTCCAAACGTATATTGATTCAACCTATAGTGCTCACTACGGACAAGGAGGACTTCAGTCTTCCGAAGTTATAGTAGACCGAGGACATGGGATGGGATTCTTTCTAGGTAACGTAGACAAATATGTTGCGCGATATGGAAAGAAAGGTAAGACCCATGAGGAATTCCGAAAGGATCTCCAAAAGGTCTTACATTATGGATTGCTTGCCTTGTATGAACACGATCGCATGTATAATGAAAAATAACACTTTACTTTTAACCGTAAATGTGTTATAATATAACTATGAAAAAACAGGAGAAAATATGATTATTTCAGATGATACCCTAAAGGTATTACAAAATTTCGCTAGTGTTAATCCTAACCTAGTACTAAAACCTGGCCAAAAGGTGAAGACGATTTCAGAGGCTAAGAATATTATGGCCATCGCTGATATCACCGAGGACTTTCCATTGGAGTTTGGAGTCTATGACTTAAACGAATTCCTGTCTGTCCATGGTCTTATTGAGAACGCTGCATTATCCTTTGAGGAAAAGGCTCTTACTATGTCGAATGGTAGTCAGAAAGTAAAGTATTACTTTGCGGAGACCGATATTCTGACACAGCCAACCAAAGATATTACAATGCCTGATGCAGAAGTTGGTATCAATCTAAGTGAAAAAGACCTAGACCAAATCAAGAAGGCAGCATCTGTCTTAGGTCATATGGAATTATCACTGACTGGCGACAACGGTGTTGTTACAGCTAGTGTATTGGATATCAAAGACGCAACGGCCAATACATTTGATATTGTGGTAGATAAAGACAATTCATGTAAAGAACAGTTTAACTTCGTGGTTAATATCCCGAACTTGAAACTACTACCTGGTGATTATTATGTCTCAATCAGCTCTAAGTTGATTTCAAACTGGCAGAATACTAGTTACCCTGTAGAATATTTTATAGCTTTAGAAAGAACTAGTAGCTATGGTGTATAAATATAAGTACACAAACGAATCTCCCATTTTTAATGATGGGGATAATATGGAGTTTGCCGAATGGTCGGGAACTCTTAAATTAGTCTAACTTTGCAAAGGAGAAGAAAATGACTGAAGAAGTAAATGCAGTAGAAACTGCAGAAGAGGCACCTCAACTGTCTCTACAAGATATCGCAACTATGGTACAGATTATTGATGTCTGTTCTAAAAGAGGCGGTTTCGAAGGCCAAGAGCTAGAAGCTGTTGGTTCGTTGAGAAACAGAGTAGTTAAGTTCCTGAACGCAGCTGCTCCTAATGATGGCGAACAACCTGAAGGTGACTTGCCCGTCGAAGAAGAAGATTCAGCTGAATCTTAATCACACGGGGCCTTCGGGCCCCACATTTTTTTATTATTAAGGACTATATTATGGATCGAAATGAAACATCTCGCCTGATCGAGGCACTCAAACGTGGTACTGTTACAGTTACCTTTACTAAAATCAACACCGGCGAAATCCGTGTAATGCCATGCACACTGAATCAAGTAGTACTTGAAGCACATGGCGTGAAGACGGAAATCAAAGAAATTAGTCCCGACTCTGACCATTTGGCAGCGTGGGCTCTCGACAAGGAGGCTTGGAGGTCTTTCCGACTTTCCACAGTAACTGGTTGGGAGGTACTCTAATGGATGATTTTCTATGGGTAGAGAAGTACCGACCACAGAAGATTGACGACACGATTTTACCTAAATCAATCAAGAAAACATTTGGAGATATTGTTAGAGGAGGTGACCTACACAATATGCTTCTTACCGGTACGGCCGGAACAGGTAAAACGACAATTGCCAAAGCTCTGTGTAACGAGTTAGGTCTTGATTATCTTTTGATTAATGGATCAGAAGAATCAGGTATTGATACACTCCGAAATAAAATTAAGAAGTTTGCCTCATCGGTCTCCCTCCAAGGTGGCTATAAAGTAGTAATACTTGATGAGGCTGACTATCTTAATCCACAATCAACTCAACCTGCACTGCGTGGTTTCATAGAAGAATTTAGCGCCAACTGTAGGTTTATATTAACGTGTAACTTTAAGAACAGAATCATTGAACCACTACACAGTCGATGTTCTGTTATTGAGTTTAATATATCCAAGAAGGATTCTACGGTTCTCTGTGGTGAAATGCTGAAGAGGATCCAATTCATTCTGGATACGGAAGGTGTAACATATGAAGTTCCTGTAATTGCAGAACTAATTATGAAACACATGCCAGATTGGCGCAGAGTGTTGAATGAACTACAGCGATATTCAGTTTCTGGTACTATTGATACAGGTATATTGGTTACCCTATCTGATGTATCGGTTAATGAATTGATGGGTGCATTGACACGTAAGGATTTCAAAAAGATGCGTCAATGGGTAGCGGATAACATTGATACTGAACCAGCTGCTGTATTCCGTAAGATATATGATAATATGTCTGAGTATGTAGAACCACAATCTATTCCTCAGCTAGTATTGATTCTTGCAGATTACCAGTACAAGAATGCCTTTGTGGCAGATCACGAATTAAATATTGTGGCATGCTGCACTGAAATTATGGCTGGAGTCAAGTTTAAATGAACCCCTTTGAATACGTAAATAGTATTAATATCACTAAGAAAGATATTATGCACGACGATATTTCGGAGAAAGCATACCCATCGTTTATGGTTAATAGGGCATTATCATACTTTAATGATACTGTTCTATTCGCTAACGAGATGAATGTTAACCACACTATAGATAATAAGCTTCAATATCATTTTCTTATAAATATAATTAAGAAGAAGAAAAGGTTTTCCAAGTGGCTAAAACCACAAGAAGTTGAGAACCTAGAGCTCATTAAAGAATATTATGGATATAGTAATGAAAAAGCTAAATCTGTGTTACCATTATTTAATGATGAAAATATTGAAACATTGAAACAAAGGATTTATAAAGGTGGAAAACGAAAATATTGAAATTAAGAATTGGGTACCAGCTGATATGCTGGAAATTACCCTTAACGAACCTGATGACTTTCTAAAAATACGTGAGACTTTAACACGTATCGGAGTAGCATCACGCAAAGATCAGAAACTGTATCAGTCTTGCCATATTCTCCATAAGCAAGGTAGATACTTTATTGTACATTTTAAAGAACTGTTTTTGTTAGATGGAAAACCATCTAACTTAATAGAGAATGACCTAGAACGTAGGAACACAATCGCTACTCTTCTAGCAGATTGGGGATTAGTTACTATACTAACCCCATCATTAGTTAAAAGTTTGGCACCATTGCGCCAAATAAAGGTCATTCCATTTAAAGAGAAGTCGCAATGGGAACTGTGTCCGAAATACAATATAGGAAACAGTAATGGAGAAAAAACTTAAAAAAGCATGGAAAAGATTTCACAAATTTATGAAATCTGGCAGAATAAATAAAGTCTGTAACAAATGTTTAAACTAACAACGAAAGTTGTATAAATAAATGTGGATGCCGTATTAACGGGTCCACATTTTAACCTTGCTAAAAATATAGGAGGAAGCTATGGTAAGAAATACTATGAACGTGCCACGTTCTTTATTCATTGGGTTCGAGCCCATTCTAAACGAACTTGAGAGAATCCACTCTGCTGGACGAGCTCAAGATAACTATCCCCCACACAATGTTGTGAAGGTCGATGATGAAAATTTTATCATTGAGATGGCTGTTGCTGGATTTTCTGAAGAGGATATCCACGTGGAAGTCAAAGATGGTATTCTGTTAGTTAAAGCGGAACACTCGGAGAAAGATGAACGTGAATATGCACATAAAGGTATCTCGTCCCGCAAGTTTGAGAAGTCCTTCCGACTCTCTGAATTTGTTGTAATAGACGGTGCCGATCTTGTGAACGGAATACTCGTGGTGAATGCCAGAGTAGAAGTTCCAGAAGAAAGGCGTCCTAGGAAGATCGAAATAGGGTCTGCTGGGGCATCAAAGAAGAAGGAATTTATTCAAGAATAGATTCCGGTGA